TGCAAACTTTACAGTTAATTTAAGAGGTGATGGTTCAAACTCTTTAGATGCGTCTATGGATGTTGGTGAATCAATCACAGTTGCATACATTTCAAAACAAGGTGCAACAGCTTATTATAATACTACAGTACAAGTAGATGGAACTACAGTAACTCCAGTATGGCAAGGTGGAGCGGCACCTGATGCTGGAAACACAACATCAAATGATGTGTACACTTACACAGCTATTAAAACTGGTGGTTCAGTATTTACTGTACTTGCAGCGCAAACACAGTTTGCATAATAGGAGGATTATAGAAAGATGCCTTTAAAATCAACATTTGGAGCAGGATCAATAAGAGGATTTGGTGCTGGAGGAGGTCCGAAGTTTATGGTGGCCTCAGTTAGTGGAGCATGTAATACTATTACAACTTGTGGCAGTTGTGGAATTGCAACTTTTAAAAGTCCAGGAACATTTACAGTATGTCAAGTTGCTGATTGTGCTGAAAACAATATAGTTTCATATATGGTAGTAGCGGGAGGTGGTGCATCAGGAGATTATTATGGTGCTGGCGGAGGAGCAGGTGGTTTTAGAGAATTAAAAAGTCCTGTAACCCCTTATACAGCAAGTCCTTTAGATGGTTATCCAACTCCAGGAAATAGAATTACAGCTTCAGCACAAGGTTATCCAATACAAGTTGGAGGTGGTGGAGCGGCTACGCCTAGACCCGCAACAATCGGGGCTTCAGGAACTCCTTCAATATTTTCTACTATAACAAGTGCTGGTGGAGGCGGAGGTTCTGGATCAAGTGGAACAGCACCCCCAGGTGCTGCTGGTGGTTCAGGTGGTGGTGGCGGTGGGTTTCCAGCTGTTTCAGGTGGTGCGGGAAATACTCCCCCAACAACACCTCCTCAAGGAAATCCAGGAGGAACTGGTGGTAGTGGTCCAGCTGGTGGTGGCGGTGGAGCAACTACAGCTGGAGATAATGGTCCTAATGGTGGTGGTGGAATTGGTGCAGGAACTCTAATTAATCCAAGTCCAGGCCTTGGAACTAATGGACCAAGTGTCCCTTTAAGATATTTTGGAGGCGGAGGTAGAGGAACAGGTGGATCAAGTACTCCTTTCGCTGGAGCTGGTGGCGGAGGAGGTGGATATAATAACCCAAGTAATAACGGAGCTACCAATACTGGTGGTGGTGGAGGCAGTGAAGGTTTCGCTGGCGGTAGTGGTATAGTAATAATAAGATACAAAATTAAATAAAATTATGGCACACTTTGCAAAAATAGGAATGAATGGAAAAGTTATCGCAGTATTAACTTGTAGTAATGGAGATATGCTTAACGCTGATGGCGTTGAAGATGAATCAGTAGGTCAACAATATTTAGAACAGCATAACAACTGGCCTGCAGAAAAATGGATTCAAACATCTTACAATACATATAAAAATCAACATAATTTAGGTGGAACACCTTTTAGAGGTAATTACGCAGGCATTGGTTATGAATGGGATAACGATAATCAAATCTTTTTGCCTCCAAAACCTTATCCTTCTTGGGTAAAACATATTGCAACAGCTTCTTGGAAATCACCAATCGGAGATGCACCAGATTTAACTGATGAACAAACTTTACAAAACGAAGCAGGAACACATAGATGGGTTTATGAATGGAACGAAGATGGACAGTCTTGGGATATAGTAGACGCTCAGGCCTAATTGATATAGATCAAATCTTTTAAATTACATTGACATTATAATAATTTCCTTTATAAAAGGAAGTGGTATGCATAAGAAAGTATTATCAGAAATACATTTAATTTACGGCGATGTGACAATGCCAAAACATTGGGAGATAGATGAAGTTGATTTAGCCCATCACATTTTACATTCTAACTTAACCAATGAAAAATTTAAATCTTCAAGAACTTGGGATAAACTTAATAGCTATTTAACAGAACATATTAATGTTGAGTATGGTTTTCAATTAATTAATAAAGAAACATGGGGAGATATGTATAAACCCAATCAACAAACAGAACCATTACTAAATATTGATCCTGTGGATCTTAGAAATTCACCTGATTATACTTTACTGTATGGAGTTAAAGTTAATAATTGTTTTGTAAGAATACATTACGATGACAATAGAAGAAAAGGTAGAAGCTGGGATATAGAACTTAAAAATAATATGTTTATATTATTTCCTTCAACAAACATGTACTACATAACCAATAAACAAAAGGATAGTTTGAATTTTGTACAAACTATAACTTATGAATATATCTAATTATTATTGGTATTTTAAATCTGCATTACCTGCCAGACTCTGTGATGACATTATTCGATATGGTTTATCACAATCAGAAACAATGGCTAGAACTGGTGGTTATGACGATAGAGAACTAACTAAAGATGAAATCAAAGACATGAAAAGAAAACGAAACTCTGATTTAGTTTGGTTATCAGATACTTGGATTTATAAAGAAATACATCCTTATGTTCATCAAGCAAATAAAGCAGCTGGTTGGAATTTTGAATGGGATAGAAGTGAGTCTTGTCAATTTACAAAATATAAGTTAAATCAATATTACGATTGGCATTGTGATAGTTGGGATAAACCATATGAAAAACAAGGACCTGAACATGGTAAAATAAGAAAGCTTTCAATGACTTGTCAATTAACTGATGGGTCCGAATATGAAGGGGGTGAATTAGAGTTTGATTTTAGAAACTACGATCCCCATATGAGAGATGAGTCCAAACATTTAAGGCAAGCAAAAGAAATATTACCTAAAGGTTCTATTATTGTATTTCCTTCATTTGTATGGCATAGAGTTAAACCAGTAACGAAAGGAACGCGATATTCACTTGTCTTATGGCACTTAGGATACCCATTTAAATAATATGGATATAAAAGAATTTTTTAAAACACCTATATGGACAGAACAAAAACCAGAGTTTGTTAAATCATTAAACAAAGCTTCTAACAAATATATTCAAGAAGCTCGTAAAAGAGAAAAGAAAAGAATAAAAGAATTTGGTGATTTTGGCACAAGTTATCATTCAACACCACTTGCAATGGATAATAACTTTTTAGATTTTAGAAATTATATAGGTCAAAAGTCTTGGGAGTTTTTAGATTGGCAAGGTTTTGATATGACACACTATCAAACTATGTTTTCTGAAATGTGGGTACAAGAGTTTGCTAAAAATGGTGGAGGACATCATTCAGCTCATATTCATTGGAATCAACACGTTTCAGGATTTTATTTTCTAAAGTGTAGTAACAAGACTTCTTATCCTATTTTTCACGAACCGAGAACCGGTGCAAGATGTACTAAATTAAGAATGAAACCAGGATTAAAAGATATTCTTAATGGTAATGAGCTTGTTCATTACATGCCTCAACCAGGAACATTAATTATATTTCCAGGATATCTAGAACATGAATTCGCAGTCGATCATGGCAAAGCACCTTTTAGATTTATCCATTGGAATATTACTGCTGTACCGAAAGAGATGGCTAAAGATGTCGTTTAAGAAAAATAAATATACAGTAATTAGAAAAGCAATAGATAAAGATCTAGCTGTCTTTATAGCCAATTACTTTTCAATAAAAAAACAGGTTTATGATACATGTCGACAAACAAGATTTATTTCTCCTTATGAAACATTATTAGGTGAGTATGAACCTGCTGGGGGTCAGATTCCAAATACATATTCTTGCTATTCCGATATAGCAATGGAAACATTATTATTAAAATGTCAACCTGTTATGGAAAAAACAACAGGATTAAAATTATATCCTGCATATACCTATGCAAGAATCTATAAAAAAGGTGACGAACTTAAAAGACATAAAGATAGATTTAGTTGTGAAATATCAACTACAATGAATTTAGGTGGTGATGATTGGCCAATATATCTTGAGCCTGATTCTACAAAAGGTGGAGTCAAAGAAGGCGTTGGATATGTATCTGATAATACTAAAGGTATTGAAGTTAATTTAAAACCAGGAGATATGTTAGTATACTCTGGTTGTGAATTAGAGCA